AGGACATCATTGATGCTATGGAGGAGTACTGCGGATTGAACAGGATAGAATATGGGAGAGTTGAAGATCCATTTGAATATGATTAGCTATGTGTAACTGTAAGAAAAGAAAACCACCGAAGCGGTGAAAAATAAAAAGTCAGATAAGGATATTGCCATTGAAGAAAACGAGGCTTTGGCAGAAGAACTCGAGCTTACCGAGAAGCAGAAAGAGTTCTGTCGTGAGTATGTTTTTGATTGGAATGCGTCACGAGCGTATAAGGTTGCTTATCCAAATATTAAGGATGATAATACTGCCCGGGCTTGTTCAAGTCGTCTGCTAACAAATGATAATGTTAAGGCATATATTGAAGATATTCAGAAAGACCTTGAAAAAATGGCAGGTATTAGTAGGTTGCGAGTTATGAATGAACATATTAAAATGGCATTTTCTTCGATTGCTCACTTACACAATACATGGCTTGAACGCAAAGAATTTGAATCATTAACAGAAGAACAAAAGGCTTGTATTGCGGAGATAGATACTAAAACTCAGAAGAAAACAGAATGGGAATGGGATGAGGAAGAAGGTAAAAAAGTTCCAAGTATTTATGATGTAGAATATATCAGAATAAAGCTTTATGATAAGCAGAAAGCTCTTGATGCTATTTCAAAAATGCTTGGCTATGATGCTCCGAGTAAGTTAGACGTAAGCATGACTATTCCACAACTGCCGGACATATTGATAAAATGATGATTGAGCAGAAAATATCAGAACCACAAAGGGCGATACTGAAATCAACGGCATCGCTTAACTTATTTCTTGCCGGTGTTGGTTCGGGTAAGACTCATGTGGGGGGAATCATATCTTATCGTTTCGTACGTAAGTTTCCTAAAGTAAGGGGCTTTATTGGTGCAAATACTTATTTACAGTTAACACAGTCAACACTTTTCAGGATAAGGGAATACTGGAAGTCAATCGGGGTTACTGAATATGACAAGACTTCAAACCCTCACGGGTTATATGTTGTCAACAAGAAACCACCGGCCCACTTTGACATTGCAGGGCATAACTTTGATGATTACTACGGGATAATATCATTCATCAACGGCTGTGTCGTATTTACGGGTTCCCTTGACCACGCAGAGGCACACTACGGGAAAGAGTTTGGATGGGCCATACTTGACGAAACAAAGGACTCAGATGAAACGGACGTGAAAGAGGTTATCCTATCCAGGTTAAGGCAGAAAGGTATTTATGTCAAGGACGGGCAACTGTCAGAAGAGGGAGAAGACCTTAACCCTGCTTACTTTCTTACTTCACCGGCAAAGACTGATTGGATAAACGAATTATTCAGGTTGGAAGATTATATCGACGAAATATCATCTACAATCTATTCAGATAAGACTTTCTTTCAAAAGCTATTTGGCAGTAAGTTTGTCACTATATCATCAACATATCACAATCTTCATAACCTGCCTTCAAATTATATTGACAACCTGAAGGCCAACAATACAGAGGAAAGATTTAAGGCCCTTGTTTACGGCAACCCTTTCAGTCAGACAGGGGGAGAGTTCTATTCATCATTCAGCAGGACTGATCATGTTGGGACTGTCAGGTTTGACCCGAAACTGCCTATTCATATCAGCTTTGACCAAAACTCAGTTCCTTATAATAGTGCAGGACTGATGCAGATAAAGCGTATTGATGAGAAGTGGAACGGCTTTGATTGGTATTGGGAATGGCGGTTCTTTGATGAGATAGCCCTTCAGAACCCACGTAACTCAACAGAGGAGGTATGTGATGAGTTCATCCAGAAGTATGACAGATACAAACCTTTGGTTTACTACTACGGTGACGCTTCAGGACACTCAAGGAAGGTAGCAGCAGCGAAGACGGACTTTCAGCATCATTACGAGGTTGTTGAGTTTAAGCTACGGAAGTACCTGGTTAACGGGAGTGACAGAACTTTAATCTCAAACCCTTCTATCCCGCTTCGCAGGGACTTTATGAACCGCATACTGGAAGGTAAGCTTCCTATCAGGTTTATTGTCGATGAGAGTTGTCATAAGATGATAGCTGACCTGCTTTACACGAAGCAGGCTATTGACGGGACAAAGGACAAGCATATTGTCGAGGACAAAGAGACAGGCGACAAATACCAGAAGTACGGTCACTTTGGCGACTTACTTGATTATTGTGCTGTGGAGCTATTTAAAGACTACTATAATGGGTAAAAGATTTATCTGTAAAAAATGTGGCCATTGTCAATATGATGATGATTATTGTGTTAACTGTGGCCGTTATGATAGTTTTGAATCATATTATCCTTATCAATTTATTGTCTGGTTATTTTCATTTGGTAATAAACATATAGAAAGAGTTGGTGTTGGATGGAGAATATCAACATACAAGCAGGACGAATATTTTAAAGAACGAAACTTGGATGAAGTTTTTGATTATTGGATTAATGAAATAATGGGTAATCCGGCCTTAACGGGAATAGGCTGATATTTCCTCTCTCAGGGTAAACAGGGGAATAACAGTTAATGAAATGTGAAGATGAAAAAGGAAGATGGGCTGACATTACTGAAGGAGATAATAAAAGACGAAAAGACGCACGAGGATTATAAGCGTGTGACATTACTTGCCGACAAGTACTACGCCATGAAGACTGGGGCGGGTATTGAGGATATGCTGCATAAAATAGAGACAAGGGTAACAGATGAGGAGTTTAAGCAGATAAAGAAGATTTATAAATCAATCATCCCTTCCACTCTCAACTCGACAAAACTGCCTTTCCAGAAGGCTGTCCGCAAACAACCCCTTGTCAGGATGATTGACTACGGGGGCGATGCTGAACGTAAAAAGCTTGAACTGGAAGAGTTCATTCAGACATACTGGGGTGACAAGTCACTTGAAGAGTACTTAGAGTATGCTTATATAGACTACAACTACATTGACCCGAATGCTTTCCTTGTAACGGAGTTCGACAACTTCGACAACAAGTCAGAGAAAGCCAAACCTTATCCGTTTGTAGCCAGTTCTGCCGAGGCTGTGATGTTCAAATACAACAATGAGATACTTGACTACCTTGTTGTGAAACTGCCTACAAAGTTTATGGATGGGGGTTTTGAAAAGGATGGGGTGAAATATACAATATATCTGGGAATGGATACTATTGTCTATAACGAAGTGTCACATGACAGAACAGATGCGGAGTTTCTTGCAAACAGGTATTTCGAAGTTCTTTTCTACGAGCCAAAGAATGAAAAGGTGCCTGCTGTAAGGTTTGGGTATATCCGTGACGAAGAGACAAAGGGAAGGACGTTTGTCAGTTTGTTTCATTGTGTGATAGGACTTCTGGAAAAGACCCTCAAAATAGATTCAGAACTTGACTTATCAACGTCAATGGTTGCTTTCCCGCAAAGATACCGTTATGTGACAAAGTGTAATAATCCTGGGTGTAACAAGGGATTCATGCCAGATGGTAACTCCTGTTCTGTCTGCCAGGGGACGGGAGTTCAGCCCTTCCATAAAGGGACGCAGGACATTGTCACTGTCAGCCTGCCGAAGAACCCGGAGGAAATGATTGACCTGACACAGATGGCTTATGACCACTCACCGGACATTGAACTGTTGCAGTTTGACAGCGACTATCTTGAGAAGCTTGAAAAGAAAGTACAGGCAAAGATGTTCAATGCTGACCTCTACACAAGGAGTGAGGTGTCAACGACTGCTACCGAGAAGATATTAGAGACTGATAATTTAAATGACACCCTTTATCCATTTGCCCGCAACTATTCGTCTATCTGGGAGTTTGTTGTTCGGGATATAGCCACGTTCACGGACCTTGAACAAGGACTTGAACTTCAGCATAAGTTCCCGAATGACTTTAAGTTCAAGACTCTTTCAGAGTTGATGGATGAACTGAAGAAAGCAAAGGACGCAGCCGCTTCCACTTCGACCATTGCAGCTATCGAAGATGACATAAACGAGATCCTCTATTCTGACCGCCCGGAAGCACTGAAACAGATAAGGATTAAGAACCAGATAAACCCGTTCCGGGGTTACTCAGAGGCTAATATAAGGTTTATCATATCTCAGGGGAATGTACCGAAGTACCAGAGGGCTTTATGGGAGAACCTTGAAGCAATCTTTTCAGACCTTGAGAACGAGACTAAAGGAGTATGGTTCTATGACCTTGCTTATGATTTGATAGTTGAAAAAGTAAAGGCCAAGACTCAGGAATATATGGGTGTTATTGATACAGAGAAAAAGGCAGAGATAGAACAGTTTGCAGCACAGGAGCAGAATAAGTTTGTAGAATGAGGTTTTCTGTTGTCATAGCATCACTATTGTCACCTTATCCGGGTGCGGCTCATAACAGGGAAGATAAACTGTTACGGGCGGTAGCTTCCGCGCAACAGCAGTCATTTAAGGACTTTGAGATTATTGTTGTGGCTGACGGGTGTAATAGGACTATGGAGCTTGTTAAGGATGCTGTGGGTGTGCGTTCTTTCCTTGTCGCAAGGGGTAAACTGTTTGCAGGTGGTCCACGTAACAAAGGTATTGATGAGGCTAAAGGTGATTACATTGTTTACCTTGATATTGATGACTTATACGGTGAGAATCATTTGTCCATTATTGACAGGAATCTGGGCAATAGGCAGTGGGTTTGGTTTAATGACATACGGTATTATAACGCAGGCTGGCGGGAGAACTTCTGTGATATTTACCAGATAGGCAAACATGGGACAAGTAATATCTGTCATCGTCGGGACTTAGGTGTTAAGTGGAACGTCTCAGGATATGCACACGACTATCACTTTGTACGGGAGTTGATGAAGTTCAAGAACTTCGCAAAAATAGAGACACCGGAGTATTATGTATGTCACGTTCCGGGGACAGGAAGAACTAACGGGTATGAGATATGAAAGGGAAATATAAACATTCGCTTGACAAAATAGTCTTTCGAAATAGATGGAAATTACCAAAACATCAAAGGTGTGATGATTGGTTAATATTGGGGTTTGAAAAGTGGTATTTTTCTCCTAATGAATATGAATATCGCATCGGTTTTTTTGGTTTTGATTGTAGAATATGGATGAAAAGAAAATTTATTGATTTATGAAATTGCCGTGGTATATGAAAAGCAAAAACAAAGGGATGGTTATTATTATTCCTTGGTATGGCATTTTATGGATATTATTAAAGCATAAGTTATGTCCAAAGTCGCAGCGATAACGATAACGTATAACCGGCTTTCACTGACAAAGCAGACTATTGAGAGTTTCTATTCCAAGACTTCAGTAGACTATCACCTGTTTATCGATAACGGTTCAACTGACGGGACGCAGGAGTATATCAAAGATAAGTTCGACCATATCTTCCTTGATGATAACTACGGGATAACGGAAGCGTTCTGTTTAGCTGTTTCTAAGTTGGAGGGTTATGACTATATCCTGAAGCTTGACAATGATGTTGAAACAGTCACGGATGACATAATAGCTAAGATGGTTTCGTTCCTTGAGCGGAATCCTAACTATGCTGTTTCGCCCGTTGACCTGAACTTACTACCAAACTTCAAGCCCACTACCATGAAACGGTTTAAAGTGGATGGTTACAGCGTAGAAGTTGCGTCTCATACCGGAGGGGCTTTT